ACTATATCAAGCAGGTAGATCAGAAGATGCAAAAGCCTTTAAGATTACTGAAAGAACTCTATTTTTTGTAATTGATAGAGATAAACAAGAAGAAGGTGTTAAAATATATGATTCACCTACATCTAGTGTAGGACATAATGTAATTAACTTATGTCAAAACAGACGTACAAAAGACATAACAGACATCAGTGATCCTCTTGAAGGTTTTGATGTTATCATAGTGAGAGAAGGATTGGGCAAGAACAATACAAAGTATACGTCAGTTCAATTAGACCATCCCTCAACACCATTAGGAAACGATAAACAGATTGAGGAATACCTAAAAGTAATACCTGAATTTAAAGAAGTGCTTAATTTTCAGGATTATGACGTAATGAAAGCCGAAATGACAGGAGATGCAGCACCTGTTCATGAAAATGAGGAACCTACAGATTGTACTGAGGATGAACTTCCTGAATTCGATGCGGAAGAGGGTGAAAAAACAGACCCTGCAGAAGATTGTCCAGAGGGTTTTGACTTCGGTGAGGATTACGATGAAGAAGAAGAGTGTGCAGAATGTGAAAAAGTTATAAGAAGACTTTGTAGAAAAGCACACAAAGCAATGAACAAAGCATTAACAGAATAAAAATTTAAGACAGTGAGTTAAAGCGTTACTTCTATTCAAAGAACGATATTGTAGGTTCGAGTCCTACTCTCCCCATAAGGGGAGATGGTGAAATTGGTAAACACACGTAAAACACGCTCAACATTTTTCTTCTTAAATTTAACAAATGAGTGGGAGAAGCTTCGGTGAGGAACCCACACCAAAAATAGGAGTAGTGAGAAAAGAGTTACTTCGCTTATAACGAAAAGGTATTGGTTCGAATCCAATTCTCCCCATAAGGGGAGATAGCTCAATGATAGAGCATTAAATCTCTCTTTTCAGTTTTCTCTCCAAATTAAAAAGATAAGAGTAGTGAAATGAAAGTTACTTCCGACAGACCTCTGTCACTGATAGAGGTGGGGAATGGAAATCCCAATAAATACCTTACTTTCGTTATTTTCCTCTCTTTTAACAAAAAAATAGGGACAGTGAGCAAAGTGTTACTTCAACTGTGAAATGAAAAATACACACTTAGCGTTTTCCTTCCCAACAAATTAGGGTAGTGATATAAGAGTTACTTCGGTTAAAAAAACGTTTCGTAAGAATGTTTTCAATAGGTTCGAATCCTATACTCCCCACTAGGGGAGTGTATTTTTTCACTCTTATCAATTTTCTCCCTAAACTATAAGTAAAACGAGGTAGTGAGAATATGGGTTACTTCAAAATCAGCCTTAAAAGCTGACCGCTTTGGTCAAAACCCTTTTCGATTTTCTCCTCATTTATTTTTTTACCCCTTAACCACAGGAGGCGAATCATGAGTAAATTTAACACAAAATCTACTGGAACTAAGACTACAAACTTAGCAGGTGGAGAAGCATTTCAAGAATCACCAGAATTAGAATTCATTTCAATATTATTAACATCATTCGTACAAGATCAGTATTACAGAAGTGCTAGTGATGGAATCAACAGAGTTAAAGCTTTAGTTAAAGCTTGCGACAAAGAATTTTGCGCAAAGGCTGCTATCTATGCTAGAAACGAGTTTGGTATGAGATCAATCTCACACGTTGTTGCAGGAGAGATCGCTAAACAAGTTAAAGGTAAAGAGTGGACTAAGAGATTTTTCGATAAGGTAGTTTACAGAGTAGATGATATCACAGAAATTCTATCTTATTACATGGGAGAGTATAAGAAACCTCTTCCTAACTCACTTAAGAAAGGTCTAGCTAAAGCTTTTGATAAGTTCAATGAATACCAATTAGCTAAGTACAGAGGAGAAGGTAAACAGCTTTCATTAGTTGATGCAGTTAATCTTGTTCACCCTAGTCCTTTTAACGGTAACGCAGATGCTCTTAAGAAACTTGTTAACGGAGAACTCGTATCTAAAGATACTTGGGAATCTGAACTAACTAAAGCAGGACAAAACGCTGAGAGCAAAGAGGACAAAGTTGAGAAGAAAAAAGATGTTTGGGTAAACCTAATCAGAGAAAAGAAAATTGGTTACTTTGCCTTACTTAGAAATTTAAGAAACATTCTTGAGCAAGCTCCTGAGATAGTTCCAGAAGCTATCACTTTATTAACTGATAGAAAGCTAATTAAGAAATCATTAGTTCTTCCGTTCAGATTTAATACTGCTGTGGGTGAAATAAGCAAGACTAACTTTGATGGTTCTAGAGCAGTTGTTATGGCTTTAAATGAAGCTCTGGATATCTCTGTAGATAACGTACCTAATTTAGACGGTAAAACTCTGGTTGTATTAGATGTCTCAGGTTCTATGGGTGGATATTATGGTTGGCAAGGAGATGGTAAGTCACCTGCAGAGATTGGTGCTTTATTTTCTGCTGTGTTAGTTAAAGCTAACAATGCTGATTTCATGAGTTTTCACGGTGATGCTAAATACAAAACACTTAATCCAATGGATAGTACTTTGACTTTAGCAAAGAGTATTAAGTTTACTGGTGGATGCACAGACTTCAAAGCACCATTCATAACAGCTAACAAAGCTTATGACAGAATTATAATTCTTTCTGACATGCAAGGATGGGTTGGATACAATAACCCTCAAGAAGCATTTAAAACTTACAAGACGAAGTATAAATGTGATCCGTTTGTTTACATGTTTGACTTACAAGGCTACGGTACACTACAACTTCCAGAAAGAAATGTAGCATGTCTAGCAGGATTTAGTGACAAGGTATTTGACGTTATGAAATACTTAGAGCAAGATAAGAACGCTTTGGTTAATACTATCAATCAGGTAGTTATTTAGGAATTATGCGGAGTGTATGTGAGCTAGTACTGGTGAAGAGCATACGTCTTTAAAATATTCAAGAGTAACCGCACGAAAAGCTATCGTGAAGGATTATTGTTTACAGTTAAAGATACAGGTTAAAGACCTGTACTCACGCTCCAATTCTAGAAAGGATTTTAATGGAAGAATGGGATAAGGAAACAGCTTTAGATGAAGCTGAGATTAATGAGAACGATTTACAAAACGAATGGAATATGCAACCAGTAATATTCCTAGAAAATTCTCTGAGAGTATCTGAACTGATTCATAAAAGAGATACTTTACAAAGAAAAACTGTAGAAGGTTTACTTGAAGTTGCAAATAGTACTGGTACAAAATTAAGTGATGCAGCTTTAAAAAGACAATTAGAAAGTAATCAGGCGTTAATAGATTTAAATTTTGATATATCCAATGCTAAAGCTAGTGTAGCATCTTTACAACAGAAAAAAGCTTCATTAGAAAATCTTCAAGAACTTTTGATAAATGGATTAAATGCTGAACCCAAATCACCAGACGAGAAGAGAGCTATCAGAGACAACATAAAGAAGGGTGTGAGGGAAAAGAATGCCGAAAGCAAAAAAGGAAGTAAGCAAGACTAGAGTAGAGTTTATTAGTACAGGTTCTGTGTTACTGAACCTTGCAATGAGTGGAAAGGGCAAGGATGGTGGTTATGCAAGAGGTCGTATAGTAAATTTGGTAGGAGATGGTAGTAGTGGGAAAACCCTCCTTGCCCTAGAAGCTTGTGCTCAAGCTTATTATAATCTGAATAAAAAAGCAACTGATTTATTTCCTGCAGTAAAGAAAATTACAATAGTCTACAATAATGTAGAAGGTGTAATGGACTTTCCTATTGAAGATATGTACGGTCAGGAATTTGTAGAAGCAATTGAATGGGTAAGATTCGATACTGCAGAAACTGTAGGAAGAGATTACTTGAAGAGAGTGAAAGATTTAAAGAAGGGTGAGTTTTTACTTTATATTATTGACTCCATAGATGCCATGAGTTCGACAGCGAGTAAGAAGAGGGCAGAAGATTCAATTAAGAAAGACAAAGATCAAGATGGCAGTTATGGAATGGAGAAGCAAAAATACTTCTCAAGTACTCTCTTTCCTAGAGCTTGTGAATACATGGAAGGAAAGGATGCTACAATGATCTGTATAAGTCAGGTCAGGGAAAACATTAACGCAGGATTGTTCGGAGCGAAGCATTACAGAGTAGGTGGTAAAGCATTAGATTTCTATACACATCAGGTAGCATGGTTGGCACAGATAGCAAAGCTAAGTAAAGAATTTAGATCAACTAAAAAGATTTATGGAGTTAGAACTAAAGCTAAGTTAAACAGGAATAAGGTAGCAAAACCATTTAGAGAAGCAGAGTTTGACATACTGTTTGATTACGGTGTGGATGATATCGGAAGTATGCTGACTTACATGTATGGAACTGCTAGGGATATACAATGGGAAGGTGTTGATTATAAGAGAATTGATCTTATTAAGCATTTGGAAGACAATCCTAAAGAGTATGATAAGTTAGTAGAAATGGTAGTACAGGATTGGGATGAAATAGAAGAGAAAATTAAACCTAAAAGGAAAAGGAGGTTCGCGTAATGGATTTACAAGCAATTCGTGAAAGAGTAGAAAAAGAGATTGATGAAGCTACACAAATGGAATTTGAAAAAGTATTAGGCGACTTGATAAAGCATAAACAAATACATGAAGCGAGATTAAAACAAACACAATTAGATATTAAGCAATCAGAAGAAAGAATTGTTGCCTTCATAGCAGCAGGTATAGAAGAATTTGCTTATGAAAAAAGAATTAATCAAATGTATGGGTAAAAGCTTTGAGTATAATTTGTGGAATAGATGTAGGCTCTGAAAACAGTGGTATTTGTTTTTGGGATACAAAGAGACAAAAGATTGTAAGTTCAAATGACAAACAACCCAATGATATTCTTACAGCACATTCAGCTAATTATATTGTTATAGAGGATGTTGTGAGTTATGGAATGCCAGTTGGAAAATCTACTTTTGATACTTGTAAAGCTATAGGAATGTTCAAAGAAAGGTTTGATCAGATTCATGATGGAAAACCTGTCTATCTTGTAACTAAACCAGAAATTCAATTACATTTTTGTAACACTTCCAGAGCAAAGGATGCTAATATCAAAAGAGTTTTATTAGATCGTTTCGGTGAGAAAGGCACTAAAAAAAATCAAGGAACACTTTACCCACTTAAAAATCATAGTTGGGATGCATTTGCGTTATGCATTTATTTAGAAGATAATATTCTGAAAGGAGATTAATTATGGACACAACAGAAAAAACAGAAGAAACAGCAGTAGAAAGAATACCTGATGCAGTATTAGTTCCAGAAGGAGCTTTTATGGAAGCATTGACTAGAAACAACAAAAAGATCAGGGCTGACAGAGCATTAGCAATATCAGAAGATACTCAACTTTTGTTTAAGAGAAAAGTTGAAGACCTCAGAGTTGGTATTACTCGTATGAAAAGAGAACGAGAAAATATGCTTGACTTGTCTCCAGAAAATGCAATGAGTCTGGTACTCGCAAGTGATTTTGACTCACAAGATTTTGTAGACAAAGATGTAGAATTAGGAGTTAGAATTCGCAATGAAGAAATTAAATTAGAGATAGCTGAAAAAAGATATAATCTCTTATTTGGAAGTGAATAATTAAAACATTTTAAAAGGAGGATGTTATGGGATCAGGAACATACTGCAGCGCAACTAGAACAGTTAGAGCAGAAGCTAGTGGTTTCTACACTAAAGCATTAGAAGAAGTTTTTCCAAGCACACAACTCAACAACGCTATGAATCCTCATGGTGTTAAAATTCGAGAATCAAGAGATTCAGAGCAACACCCAAATTCCCTTGCAATCATGCTAGCACTTGATGTAACTGGTTCAATGGGAACAATTCCACATTTCTTAGTCAAAGATGGTCTGCCTAATGTAATGGATAAAATAATTCAAGGTGGTATTGCTGATCCACAAGTTCTATTCTTAGGTGTGGGAGATCATGAATGCGATAAGTCACCTTTACAAGTAGGACAATTTGAATCAAGTGATGAATTACTTGATAAGTGGTTAACAGCTTTACACATTGAAAGAGGTGGTGGAGGAAATGACGGAGAAAGCTACATGTTACCTTGGTATTTCGCTGCACAACATACTTCTATTGACTGTCTGGAGAAGAGAGGTCAAAAAGGTATTCTGATTACTATAGGTGATGAACCTGTTCTGCCTAAAGTTCCTTCGAGATTTTTGCAGCAACTTATGGGTGACGGACAGTATGAAGATTACACATCAGAAAAACTTCTTGAAAAAGCTATGGAAAAATATCATGTATATCATATCCATATGAGACAAGGCTACAATGGAACTAGAGAAGAAGTAATTAATGGGTGGAAACAAATACTGCGTGACAATCTTATGATTGCAGAAAAGAGAGAAGATGTTGAACAGATTATAGCAGACATTGTTCTCAAGCATGGTAGTGATGTAGATACACCTGTTACTTTACCAGAAGATGAAACAGTAGAAGAGGAAGTGATTCTATGAACAAAGCTGTCATAGGTTTAGGATTCGGTGACGAGGGCAAGGGTAAAGTAACTAGCTACCTTTGCTCTAAAGACCGTGATGCTATGGTTGTACGTTATTCTGGTGGACAACAAGCAGGACATCAGGTAATGATCAACGATCAACAGCATGTGTTTTCCAACTTTGGAAGCGGTACTTTACAGGGAATCCCTACTTACTGGTCAGAGTATTGTACATTTGATCCTGTAGGCTTTCTTAATGAATGGAAAGTTTTGCTAGAGAAGGGATACAACACTCCTGTCATGCATGTTCATAGAGATAGTCCTGTAACTACACCTTATGATATGCATTGGAATGTAGGTGTTGAAAAGCTTTATTCTCATGGAACTTGTGGAGTAGGTGTTGGACAAACACATCAGAGGCAGCAAGATTTTTATTCCATTACTGTAAAGGATTTATTTCATCCCACAGTTTTAAGAATAAAGCTTAAGGAACTTAGCAATCATTATTATGATATGGTTCTAGATATGGAAGAATTCCTAGAAGCCTGTGATACAGTGATCAGAGATCATTTTTTCATGGTTGAT